AGTGCAGTTATTTAAACAAGGTGAACGGTTTGGCGGTGGTGATGCGTCAGTCGATGACTTTGATTCTTATGATGAAAATGACGATGATTTTTAATTGATGTTTATTTGATGGTTATTTGATTTTAACCAACTGTCAAGTAATCCTTGATAGTTGGTTTTTTTATAAAAAAACTTATAGGTAAAAAAAATGTTTAAAATTTTAGAAGAATTAAAAAAAGAAAAACCGTCTCAAGATGTAATACAAAATTTAATTAGAGATGAGCTTAGCCTTGATAATGAAAGTCATTATTGCTGGATTGCTGATAACAGAAAGCAATTTTGTTTGTCGACAAGTAGACATAGAAAAGGTTTAGCGTTTGAAATGTCTGGTTATGGACACGGATGTCATGAATATAATCAATATTTATTGAACTACTTTGTAGACGGATTAGATTTATCCAAAAATATGCGTTTTTTCTCTTTAGATTTTTATAAAGGAGGTTGTGAATTTATTTATGAATATTGGGAAGGGCATAATCCAACATATGTAAATGCAGAAATTAAACATTTTGGAGGAGAGTCAACATCAACCATTATTTATAAAATCATAGAAATATGTTTAATCAACAATAAGCCAAAACACGATAGAAGACGGAGTTAAAAATGGTAGAAAAAGAAATTGAACAATACTTGTGCAAACAAGTAAAAGAGCTTGGTGGCTTGTGTGAAAAGTTTACGTCACCGGCTAATCGTAGTGTGCCTGATAGATTAGTCACACTACCGCATGGGTTGATGTTGCTTGTTGAATTAAAAGCCAATGGCGAATCACCAACAAAAGCTCAACTACATGACCACGCAACAAGATTTAAATTAGGTGTGCAGGTAAATGTTTTATCATCTAAAGATGAAGTAGATAAATTTATTTTTGATTGCAAGGAGTTCATTGACCATGAAAATTGATGAAAGTTTTAAAAATTATTTTTACGACACTAATCTTTTTCCTGTTTTTTTATTTGATGACTTTGTTCAATTTTTAGATCAAAAAGGAATTGAGCATCGAGAAGGCAAAGGAGCAACACAAGTGCTGCAAGTTAAAGTTAATGATGAAGATGGATTTAAAGTTATTTTTAGATCAAAACATGATTTAGAAAATTACACGTTTAACAAAGCACTAAACCCAATCTTCAATTTATTTTTTAATCAATAATATGAAAACGTTAACGCGCTCACAAATGCACGCATATCAAGTCACAAGCGTTGATAAAATAAAATCAACGCCTAAGTGCGCATTATTTCAACAATGCGGCTTAGGTAAGACTGTAAGCGCGTTAACGGCTATTGCTGACATAAACCCGCAACGGGTTTTAATTGTTGCGCCTTTGCGTGTCGCCAAAACAGTTTGGCACAATGAGGCGCAAAAATGGGAGCATCTTCAGCATCTCACATTTAGCATTTGCGTTGGTACACCAGCGCAACGGTTAAGCGCGTTGCAAAGTGATGCACAAATTCACGTTATCAATATCGATTGTTTGTCTTGGCTTGTTAAAGATAGTGCAATAAAGCCTAAATATGACATGGTGATATTTGACGAATTTAGCCTTTTAAAAAGCCATTCAAGCCAACGTTTTAAAGCAGCTAAAGCATTATGCAAAAACATTGAGCGCGTGGTTGGGTTGACAGGTTCACCCGCTGCAAACTCGGTTCATGATTTATGGTCGCAACTTTTTTTGCTTGATGGTGGTGCGCGTCTATTTAAGACCGTTAGCGCGTTTAGATTGCAATGGTTTGACGTTGGCTATAATCAGTACACGTTTAAGCCTAAACCATCCGCCATGAGCGAAATAACAGCCAAAATTGATGATATATGTTTATCAATGAAAGCCGCTGATTATTTAGATATGCCGCCCGTTGTTCACAATGAAGTAATGGTTGATATGTCGCCAGCAGCTCACGCAACGTATAAAGAGATCCGCAAAGAGTTGATTGTTGAAGTTGGCAAAGAAACGATTGCTGTTGCTAACGCGGCTGTGCTTGTTGGCAAGTGCATTCAGATCGCAAACGGCTTTCTTTATGATGAAAACAAAAACGCGCTACATTTACACGATGCAAAGATTGACGCACTTGAATCAATCATTAGTGAAACCAACGCGCCTATTCTTTTGTTTTACACATTTAAAGCGGATTTAGAAAAGATAAAATCCCGTTTTGATTATGTGCAAACGCTTCAGGACAATTCAGAGCAAAAAGTAAAAGACTGGAACGCAGGTAAAATCCCATTGCTTGCATGTCACCCTGCTAGTGCTGGGCATGGGCTAAACCTGCAGCAGGGCGGCAATGTTGTTGTGTGGTACGGGTTGACGCATTCTCTTGAACTGTTTGAGCAAGCTAACGCGAGAATTCATAGACAAGGACAAACAAAAACGGTGTTTATTCACTACATTTTAGCCGATAAAACAATAGATTCGGCAGTGCTTGCCGCACTTAAAAACAAAGAAAAAGTACAAGATGCTGTTTTTAACTCGTTGAAATAATTATATTTTTGCTTTTTTATTTATTTATTTTGTAAATTATAATTTACAAGATTAAAAAGAACATTTAATATATAACCACGCTTTCAAGAAGGCGAAACAATAATAAAATAATTTAGGAGTAAAGATCATGAAATTAATTATTAAAGAAGTGAAGAAAGTTGAATTTTCAAACGCTGATGTATTCAGCGGAGCGTTTCAATCAAGAGGGGTGCTAGTTGAAGCAGTTGTGACAGACTGCCCAGACAGAGCTTGGCTGGAAATCGGGTTTAATGAAATGACCGTTATTGACGGCAAAGAAGTATCTTTGTTTTTAAAAGATGACGCGCAAGACACACTTGCTGCGTTGTGGAGAGTTCAACAGCAAGTTGCAACAGACTTGCCTTTAGTTAAAAAAATTGTATCCAGCAAGTTTATTGCTGAAGACACACATGGTAGGGATGTTGTGTGCGATACAATGGAAGAAGCGTTGGACGCACATAAAAGATTTGGCAATCCACGCCAAATCGATGACGTGCAATTTATTTCTGGAGAAATCTAATGGAAATACAACTTTACTTCGACATCGTATCAAACGATGGTGTTGACATTGGCGTTGCGGCTACAGCAACACTTAGCGGTAAATATATACCTGCTGATTTTCACCACGACATTGAAGATGATCGTGAGTGTTTAGTTGGCGACATTTCATTTACCGATGAAGAAGGTGAAGAAATGATTGGTTCAGAAAAATTGACAGAAATAGTCTATGAACACGTTAACGACAACGACATTAATATTTACAAAGACGCTGAAAAAGGCGGTTATATTTTTTACATCGACAACTTCAAAAGCGATCACGATTACGCGGCATTAATGCAATAACAAACAACTCCTACCTCTGCCGCTAAGACAAGTGGCTTTTTTTGAGATACAAAAAATGAAAACTATATATGATTTTTTACTAATGCTAGACCAAACTGGTTTTGCTTATGCTATTTTTTTATTATGCTTTTTGATTATGGCTGATTACTATTTTAAAGCACAAGAAGAGATAATCAGATTGCGTAAAATATTGAAGCAGGTAATGAGATGATTACAAAAGAAATAGATACGGTAGCAGAAATGGTTGAAAAAGCAATAAATTCTAATAATGGTGAAATTTTTGCATCGGTTTGCAGGTTACTTATAGATGGCTTGGTAATTCTTGCCAATACATCTTCTGATGAAGATCATAAAGAACGCTTTGTTCAATTAGTTGTTAAACAAATGCGTGATGAGTTAGAAATAACACAAAAAACAATAAAACAATTTTAGGAATAATATTATGAGCGCAACATTAGCACTAACGCTGTCATTTTTGACAGTAGACACAAACATCGACAAGCGCGGCAGAACAACACAGGTTGAGCGCATTGCCTACACAACAACGGCAATACCTTATGACACGCGACAAGCATGCGCTAACGCCAAAGAAGAATGGAATCTTGCTGTTGGTGCTTACCAAATGTCAAAACGCCCTGCACGGGTGATTATGGCGGTCTGCAATGACAGCGCAACGGGAGTGGTAGAATGAAAAAAGATTTAATTTGGGTGGCTATTTGTTCATTCTTGATAGGTGCATTGCTTTGCTTTATTACAATAGCAGCAACACACAGACATCATTATGAAATTATTAAAACAAATATTGGCGAGTTTGTTTTAAGAGACGGTAAGATTTTTACTGTTTATGAGATGCAACGCAATGTTGCTGGGGATATGGTGGCGAGATGAAACAGATTGCATTAGAAGAACACCTGATTAACAGGCTTAATGAATTAAAAGAAGAACGTAAAAGCCTGAAGCGTCAAAAACTGCGCAGCATTAAAGAAACCATTGATATTCAATTTATATTGGCAAAATTTATAGAGGAACGTAAACATGGCTGAGTTAATTTTTTGGACTGGCATTTTTGTTTTAATAGTTTGTTTTATGGTGGAGTACGCGAGTGGAGATTGACGACATTGCAGCATTAATATTCTATGTGTTAGCACTCATATTAGCGGGGATATGGCTATGGCATTAATTAAACCAGTTGAGAATGTAACACCAACGCCAAGCGCGACCAATTGCCAGCATAAAACATGGCGGCAATATGTAAGCAGAGGAATTAGGGAGTGTGATCGTTGTCATGAAATACGCCCTATTTTTGATTTAAAAATTGAACATCAAAGGTAATAGCATGGTGCAACCAATAAAAAGAGATTTAAAAGTTTCGCTTAAAGAGTTGGAAAGTATAAAAGAAAACATTATTTATTGTGGTGGAACAGGAACATTTTACCGAAAAAGAACGCCTGACAAACCGTTGTCTTTTAACTACTCAAATCGGCAAGCCACCATTTGCGTTAAAAAAGAAAACGGTAAAAAATACTTTACCGCATGGCGCATGGCTGTTTTCTTTTCATATGGTTATTATCCAAGCTTTGAAGATGCTGTTATTTTTAAAGACGGTGATAATTATAATTTTAGAATTAATAACATCGTTGTTTGCCATCCAAACGAAGATGAACAGACCGTTTTAGACTTTGCTACTGAACATGGTTTATCGCCACAAACGGTTAATTATCGCATGAGAAATGCAATACGATTTGAGCGCATTGTAAAAAACTGGAGAGTGTTTTTTTATGATAAAAAAGAGTTTGCAAAATACTGCGGTGATCTGATTGGTAGAAGGTTGGTTGTTGATGATGAAGGAATTGAACACATACAAATTAAGCGCATTAATTTATCAGAAAGCCAGCGCGGAAATAAAACCGCACGGGAATTTTTAAAAACGTGGATTGGCGACATGCCTACACAATGGGAGATGACATTATGCAGATAAAAAAAGCAAGACCAAGCGCGGTTATTCCGCAATTTCAAACCGAAGGCGCAGCCGCTATTGATTTATGCGCTTGTATTGAAGAAACCATGCTTTTAACACCAGAAACGCCCGTGCTAATTCATACAGGCATTGCAATCCACATTGATGATAAGTCTGTTGTTGGCTTAATTGTTCCGCGTAGTGGGCTAGGGTTTAATTATGGCGTTGGTTTGATGAACACGGTTGGCGTAATTGACAGTGATTATCAAGGCGAAATTATGGTTAAGTTGCGCATGACACATGGTGATAGTTATCGAATCCAGCCTAACGAGCGTATTGCTCAAATGTTTTTTGTGCCTGTATTGCGTCCGATATTTGAAGAAGTTGAAGAATTTAGCGCAGTGACTGAGCGCGGTGTTGGTGGCTTTGGGAGTACAGGGAAATGACACCTGAGCAATATGTAAAAGAACAACAAGGAATATTGCGCCAATTAGCATGGTTAATCAATGCCGCTAGAATTGGTGAATTGCATACTTTAAAAATAAAAGAAGGTAAAAAATGAGCTTATTAACAAACGAACAAATTGCGGAATTGGTTGGCATTGCTAGTAACCAATCAACAAGTAAAGATTTATATGAGGAGTTTCGTGAATGGAACAAAAAGCAAACAGGGATGCAAGTTGATCTCGATTGGAGTAAAGCACCAGAATGCGCAGACAGAGCAGAAATAAATTTTTATTGGGCTAGTGAAGATACATGGAGATTCTGTTTCCGAATAGCAAAATACCACCGACCAGAACCAGTAATCACACCACATCCACACGCAGAAATGATAGCTAAGTACGCAGAAGTAGCGCAAAGACGTGTTGACCCTTGGGTTGAGTTTGAAGTCAACCTCGATAATAATTGGGAGAAAATAATGGGTAACCCCGCATGGCTTGATTATAGAGAATACCGCTACATCGGAGAAACAAAATGATTGCAACAACAGCTTACATTTTAATTACTACTATCATTCACGACGGCAATATTGCACAAACTAATACATCCTTTGCAGACAAGGCATCATGCGAAAGCGCGGCAGTTAGACAAGACTTTGTTTTAAAATCTATGGACACGCATTTAACGCGCTGGAATCTAACTTGCCACCCATATCAACTTAGTGAGATTAAAAAATGATCCAGCAAATTCTTCAGCGCGGAAACCGTCAAGGCATGACAATGCGCGAAATAACCGAGCTAACAGATTTAAAGCAACACCAAGTGGAATTTAAGGTTCAAAAGTTAATCAAGGAGGGCGTTGTGCATAAATCTGCTGATAGAATAGACAATGCGTATTTGTACACATTGACAAGCTATGAAGAATTGATGCCATTTGTTGAATGTTCGCCAGTGCGATTGGATAATGTTATTAAACATTTAAACAAGCAGAAAGAACGAGTTAATGCAGGCGCACAGATTAAAACAAGCGACCCAGTAAATTCACCAAGCCACTATACTAACGGTTCTGTTGAATGTATCGATGCAATCGAATCAATGCTAACAAAAGAAGAATTTATCGGATTTTTACGCGGGAACATATTAAAATATCAGTGGCGTTATAAGCAAAAAAACGGTGCTGAGGATTTAAAAAAGGCGCAGTGGTATTTTGACAAGTTAAAAGAAAAAGAGGGCGTGTAATGTATGAATTTAAAAGTGGTAAACCATCAGGCGGCTTGCGTTATCAAGCCATGCGCGATTATTTGATAAAATTAAAATGGTTTGCAGATAACCCCATGCAACCAGTGTTTATAAGTGAACGCAGTGCATGAAACCACGACTTAAAAAGATAGGCAGAATTTGGTTATGCTATACGCAAACAACCATAGTTTGCACTGGTTCAACACCTGAACAAGCCTATCAAAAATGGATGATTAAAAATAAAGCCGCTGAATAAGCGGCTTTTTTATTATGGCGTTAAAAACAATTCCGCTTCAGCATTGCGCCTGCGCGTTAATCCAGCAAGCGGTTTTCCACCTGCTTTATCCCAACGCAAAAACTGTTTTGCTATTTCTGCCTTGTCGTCACCGGCTTTTAACATTTTAACAAGTGTTGATTTAAAAAAGTTACCTGCGCCAATGTTGTAGCATAAGCAAACAAGTGCATCATATTCATTTTGTGTTAATTCAACGCCTGTTGCATTAACCGCTTTTTCGTATTGCCCAATTGTTGCGGCTAATAATGCCATTGCTGCGCCTTCATTAGGCAACGTTCTATTTTTAGTAACTGGTGTGCCATCACCATAATGTGTTGAGCCAATGCCAATAGTCCAAACACCAGCTGGGCATTGGTACGCTTTGAGCTTGCAACCTTCAAATTCTTTAATCAATTTTAAACCGCGTTCGCCTGTTTTCATTTTCGTGATCTCATAGAAAGTACCGTAATTAATTTTTGTGTTAAGCGAATCATATCATTATCAAGCAGGCGTATTTGGTCGATTAATTCAATCAGCGCGTCTGTTGTTTCAGTAAGGATTGGCTTAACAATTGTCGTTACCCATATCCACACAAAATAGACGATATACCCCATGCTACTTGATGCAATAATAGGGAATCCATACTGGTTGATATATTTAGCTAATGCGTCAACATCCATTAATCAATTCTCTTTTCTTGCGGGTTATTAAAACGTGCCACTTTTTCTTTCTCAATTGGCATATCAAGTGTTTCTGTCATGAGTACATCTATTTTTACAATATCCTCTGACATAGCCGTGACACGTTTATCAAGTTGCTTGATGATACCGATAAGGCTTTTAATCTTTTCAAGTACGCTATCAAGCAGGAATTTAATCGTCAGAAATACAAAGTACATTCCCACACACGCAGCGGCAATGGGGAAACCAACATCCGTTGCAAACTGTAGGAATTCCATTACCGGCTACCTAGCCACCAAGATAGGAACGAAAATACTGCGCCCACTGTGAAAACAATTCCACCGAGAAACCCCTTGTAACGAGTTTGCTCGTTCTTCATTTCTTCAAGGGTGGCAATTATGGCGTCGAGTTTCTTACCGCGATCTTCAAATATTTCTTCAAGGCTTTCAATTCGTTGCTCTACTTTAGCTAATCGGCAGGCTTCGTTTGGCATAGCTAATCCTCTTTGGTTTCTACAGTCTGACTTTCAGTTTGCTGTTTTAAATCCATAAGGATTGGAAATGCGCCTGACGAGGTGGGTAGATTTCCCAGTGTGTTTAAAATCGCGTTTGCCACTTCTTTTGTAATTGTCCAAGTAATCATATTAGTTGCTCCAAGGTGTGCCGTTAGACAGTACAACTTTTTGATTTTCAATATGAGCCGCTAATTCCGAATCTGCTAACGCTTCAGATTGTGTACCCACTAGATTTTTAATCCATGCAATGACGTCTGCTTTTGATAGTTTATCGTAATCAATGACTGTGCCTTTAGGTGCAGGCAAACCTGTAATAGAGTTAACCGTTACGCTATCTGTGCCGTTTGACGCGGTGATTGTAAATTGCACTTGATTCACAATACCGTTTTGGTCGCGTTGCAAGTTAATCGGTTCGTATGTGTATGTTGTTGTCATGTTGATTCCTTAAATTGAAGTGATTGTTTGCCATGCTGCACCAGAGTACACGCATAACTTGCTTAATGTTGTATCAAAAACCATCAAACCTGCCGCAGGTGACGCAATGGCGTTTTTTTGCGTGGTTGTCATATTAGGCATTCTCACGCCTTTGGTAGTGCTTTGAACATCTAGCAGTGCTGAAGCATTTGCAGTAGTACCAATACCTAAATTGCCAGCCAAATAATTATCAGCCGTTCCTGCCATGTAGAGATTATAACGGCCTGTACCAGAAGCTATATTACCTCTAAAAGCGTAATTATTAGTAGCTGTTGTTAAAGAGCTTTCTGATACAAACCCAAATTGATTTGTAACGGAAGAACCTGCACCTAGACCTAAAGCATTGGCTAAAAAGTGATATACACCACTAGTAGTAAACGATGCCGCTTGGGTAGTTAATTGCGTTTGATACCCAACAAACGATGCTGTGACATCGCTATTTATTTGCGAGGTAATCAAAACACCAACAGAGTCTACATTACCAGTTGCTGCTTTACCAACCCTTATACTGTATCCAGTAAGGGCTGTAGAACCAATCCCCAAACTCCCAGCCAAATAATTATCAGCCGTTCCTGCCATGTAGAGGTTATATCTGCCTGTGCCAGAAGCTATACCACCATAGAAACCGTAGTTGTTTGTTGCGCCTGTGAGCGATGATGCCACATTAAAACCAGTTTGAGTGGTTACAGTAGACCCTGCACCAATTGTTGCCTGCTCTGCTGTGAAGTGGCTCAACGTGCCTAAAGTGAATGCCGCTGCTTGGGTGCCAATATACGAATCGTATACATCAACTCTGCTTGTAACATCGGACATCACCGTAGTAGCGGTGAACATGTTAATGAACGATGTTGCCCCTGTTATGCTTCTGCCAATGCTTATGTTGGAGCTAGCAGAAATGCTAGCCCCAATCCCCAATTTCCCAGCCAAATAGTTATCAGCCGTTCCCGAAGCATAAATATTATAGCCAGAGTTTGCAGTAAGATTGATTTGCGCCGGAAAGGTTGGGTTTGATGCAAATACATTTGCCCCCGTGCCTGTTTCATCAGTTAATGCGGCAGCGAGGTTTGCAGAGGTAGGTGTTTGAAGGAATGTGGCGACGTTTGTACCAAACTGATTTGATGTGATATTAGTTATCCATGCACTACCTGACCACACTTTAAATACGCCCGTTGCGCTGTTCCAATATAATGCGCCAGTTAGCAATGCGTTTCCGTCATTATCAACCGTTGGATCAGAAGTTTTTGCGCCTAAATATCGATCATCAAATGAATCATAACTAGCCGCTGCCGCTGTTGCACTACTTGCTGCATTAGTAGCTGAGGTAGATGCGTTAGATGCAGATGTTGCTGCGTTAGTAGCTGATGTTGATGCTGCGTTTTTTGAAGATAATGCCGCTGTTGCACTGGCTACAGCGTTTGCAGCAACAGCAACTTCTTGTGTCAATGCCGGTACAAACCGTGTACGCCAACCGCCATTTCTTAACCCGGTTGTTGCATCATCATCATCTGTTACTGTTGACCCATCGCCACCTACGGTTGTACTAAAAGTTACACTACTCATAATAATTCCTTGATTTCATACGTTGTTTGATACCGCGTGTTATACGGTTGAGATATTGGCGACAATGCGCGTAAACGCCCTAAAAATGCCCGTCTTTGTAAATTTAGCGCGTCTGCATCGTCCCAAATATATAAAATCTCAGCGTCTGTTCCACTGATTTTCATAATGTCATTATTTAAAATTGATTCGGCATAGGTTAAATGGTCAAGCGTAAACTGTGCAACTCGATAACTTTCACGTCTATCAAAAAATTCTGCACCACTCATGGCTGTATCCACAACGGTGGATGATTCATAACCAATTGACGCGCCTAAGTTCATATTTAAAACTGGTTGATATTTAGTGCCGATAAAAATACGCCCAAACTCAACGTAAGTTGATACAGACTCAAAAAATTCAATTTGATAATATTGCTCAGAAACAACAACAGGAATAGATAAAATCAATGTTTTTGTGTAAAAATTAATTTCTTCGTCTGTTGGTGTCAAATCCCAAAAATGCACATCTTCCCATTCATAAGTTCCGTAAGGAGATTGAGGCCATACGTCTATTTGACCGCTGTCATAAACGAGTGTTGTGTATCCACTATCTGAATAAACACGATAACGCCACTTTGCTGACGATGTTAAGTTATGAGCAATGATGCCGACGGTTGAGATAATGCGTGCAATGTCTGTTGAAAATCGTAGACGCGTGCTTGCATTAGCATTATTTGTTGATCTTGCTACTTTAGATAATTGACGTGTTTTGATGTTGTCGAGCGGTAACGTAGCTGACCATGACCCGTATGCGCCAAACGTTGCCGCGTCAATTCTATTTTGATAACTGATAATAGTATTTGCCATGCTATCCCCAGAGCGTTAGCGTTGCGCGGTTTTTTGAATAATCTGATTCAATACCAATAATTTTAAATAGTTTACCAGAATTTAAACCAAAACGATTCATTGTTATGTTTACAATATTATTTAAATCAGGCAATGTGGTTGTTAAATCCAGCGCAATAGTTACTGTGTACAAATCACGGCTTGTTTTGTACAAATTAAGCAATCGAGTTGCTTCAGTTTGAGCTGCTGTAGCATCAACCAGTAACGATTCTTTTTCGATTGTGGGCGCAAGTGTATATTGTGCTTTTATGGCCGTATCTTCTGCTGATTTTGTTAATGCAGGCAAAGACAAAACACTTCTACGCGCTGCGGTAACTGCACCAGCCAAATCAAAATCTTGCACGCTGTAATTTTTTTGATACGTTAAATTAACACGCCATGCTGGAATGCCTTTGTCGGTGTCATTGGTTCGACCATGTTCAATGCTTAAAATATTATTTATATCAATTTCAAGTGTTGCGCTACCTGTTGGCGCAGTAAATAAACCCATGCGCAATACGCCAAGCGCATCAAATCCAAAGTAAGCACCAATCGATTGAGCCACTTTATCCATTGCCACCATCGCTGAATCTGCGCCATCAATCCAAATTCCAATAACACTATTATTTGCCGTGTCTAATGCGGTAACATCGCTTGCGCTAATATCACCCGATGCAATACCTGCCTTTAACGCCATCGCCTTTAAAACTTGCGCCACTGTGCGATTAGATGATGCTGCGCCTTGTGTTGCATCACACGTTAATAATCCCGTTGGCACAGCACCTAAGCGAATATAGCCAAGTGTTAAACAAGTAATGAATGTGCCGCTTGCCGGTGACGCTGCATGTAGTGTCGCCACGTTTGCATAATCTGCACCAGCGGTTAATGCAATACCTTTATCGTAAACGTTGCTAACAGATTGGATTGCACCATCATTAATTTGATAGGTAACTTTTGAGCTGTTAACCATAATTGGCGCAATATTAAACACTTGCCCATATAGTAATGGCTTAGGTGATTTTGCAATATCAGCAACGCCTTCCACGCCATCAGGCAGTGCATTATTGCCAGCATAAAGCGTTGTCTGCAAAGGCATATCAACAATGGCGAGTTTATCCCGTGCTAATATCGTTACTTTTGAAAATGTAAACTCTACCTGCTCCATTGTGCCATTTAAAATAGTTGTAAATGCAGAATAAGCGTCACCTTCATTTCCAATTTTAATAACGAGCGAACGCCCATCAAACGAATAATTGAGAATTGAATCCAAACCACCATCGACGTTTGATAATTCAACCGCGCCATAATTTACACGGCTTGCACCGCTTGTTGTTCCGTTGCTGTAAAGTGATCTGCTAATTGATGCAGGATTGGTTATTCTATCATCATAAAATGTATTAGCAGGCGTATCAGTGGGTTTTGTCGTGTAAGGCTTTGACGCATAACGCAGCACGGTTGTCGTGCCTGCTGCATCAATGGCCGCTGTAATTTCTACAATGTAAATCATGCTGCCGCCTCAAGTTTTGCTTTGCGTGAAATGGTGCTAAGTTCTTCTTTCATGCCTTGCATTTCGTTTATCAATGCTATGTTTGCACTAGATTGTAAATTAACCAATGCTTTCAATTCAATAATTTGCTCTTTTAATAACACGCTTTGATCATCAATGGCATTTCCAATTGAATCGAATAAACCATTTGTTTGTTGGTGGCTTGTAACGTTTGCAGGTGATGTGAAATTAATAAGCTCCGCTCCTTGTTCGCCTACAAGTGATAAACCACTTGCCATGCCGCCATTGGCGTAAGCCTTATATCCAACAGAATTTAAGTAAGACTGCATAGCGTAAGTATCAGTATAATCACCGCTATAGCCTGCTTGAACTGCTATATTTTCAAGATTAACAAGACTTTGAGCGTCATTATTAAAACTATATGTTTTATTATTTGCCGCGTCTGCCATAGCTTGAATTGCTGAGTTGGTTTCTATTACAGCATTTGATATTTTTGCAACACTTTCTATTGCAATACTTGTTGTTGCTTTTATTGCGTCAAGCTGCGCATCAGTGCTGTTTTTTCCCACTGAAACTGCTGCTTCAGCCGCTGCTTTTGCTGCCGCTTGTGCCGCCTCCGAAATAACATACTCGTCATAGTTTCCTTGATAATTAGGATCATTCATTGCGGCAGTTTCGCGTCTTGCTATCTCACTTGCTGCTAAAACGGCTTCTGCCGATGCTTTATCGCGTGCCGCTTTATCTTCATCGGCTTTTATTAAATTTGCCGTGTTATTTGCAGCAATCTGGTTTAATTCAGTTTGCTTGTTTTGAATTTCAGTTTTAATTGTATTATCTACAGCGGTTACTTTTGCAACTTGCAGCGTGTAATTAGCCATTGCATTAGAAAAGTTATTAACCGCTGTTGATAATAATGCAATGCTACTATCAACATCCGTTGTTTTTGCTTTTACGCCAAGCAAATTCACGTTTGCTTTTTCAGCTTCAGCCAATTGCTTATTCATTATTTCAATTTGTCTATCTGCCGCGCTCATGCCTTTTTCTAACGCTTTTAAAACAGATACATAATCAGTTTGATAAGCGTTGCCAGTAGCGTTGTATTTTAAAGATGCTTCTAAAAACGCTTTTGAAACTTCAGGCAATGATGCTAATGCACTTTCTGTTCCTTTTGCTGCCTCTGCTGCTGTGTCTTGAAATGATTTCTTAGCTGCATTATAAATTTCTTGTGGTGTTGCTTGTGGCTTGCCAACGCTCATTAGTTGATCGTAATACGTTTTTAAACCTTGACCTAATGTCACAAATTTATCGCGCATTGCGGTTAAGTTTTTGTAGGCTGTTTCAAGCGCAGTAGTTGTGCTTGTTAATTCCGCGCCAGCGTCAGATAACTGATTTAATGCTGTTGTGTATTTGCGCGTTAAATCATCCATGCCTTGCATAGATTTTTCGCGCTCTAAACGCAACGCTTCTTCTTTTGCCACTGGATTTTGTTCGCCTAACTTTTTATAAATGGCAATGCGATAATCTTCATAGGTTGATATTGTTGCTTTTATGGCGTCTGTGCGTTCTTTTACAATAGCCGCATAATCTTCTGCTGCGCTTGCAAAGTCGCTTGCCATGCCTAATGCTGTGGCATAAATAGCTCTGCCTGTATCGCTTGTGTCATTTTTTAAAACATCTAGTAATTTTCTATATGATGTTTTTGATTCTTCAGCATTTGAAGTCATGACTGGCAACACTAAACCAAGCTGCGTAAACTTATCAGTCAACAAACCTGTTTTATATGCAGATTGTTCTGATTTAGTTAAATAATTCTCAATATAATCAGTTAACGTAGTATCAAATTTAGATATGCCACCAGCTACGTTAATTAAATCTTGCGATAAAGTTAAACCTGACGCGCCAATCACTGACAATCCTGCTTTGATGCTGTTTAAACCGTTAAACGCTTCAATAATATCGTCCGCTGTGCCAGGCAATTTTCCAATAATATCGTTAACGTCTGTAAATGCTGAGGCTAGTTGAAGTGATTGCGTAACCATTTCACGCTCAATATCGCCTTGTTTATTAATAATATCAGTATATTCAATGGCGTTAATCCCTAATACTTTTAATTTTGTTTGTGCTGTAGAAATAGCAATTGATACGCGGTTTAATGTTTGATAATACCCTTCGCCAATTTGTTGAAAATCTGCATAAGAATAATTAGCAATTATTGCCATTAAATCAGCTTGTTTTGATAATGCGCCATTAATAATTTCAGTATTAGCTGCTGCATCTTTTCCAAGCGGCATTTTTCCTAAATCAACCTCAAATGCTTTTAATTTTTCTAATGCTACTTCGCCAAAATCTCCCGCTAATGAAACAACATTTTCTTGTATTTTTCCAAGTGAGTAAGCAATTGACGCACTTATTTCATCATTTAATGGCGACCATTTTGTTGATATATATTGTTTTGTTGACGCGCCAATTCCTAAAAAACCGCTTGATGTTTTAGTAACAAGTGTTTGTAAATAATTACGCCCCGCAATAATTCCACTTTCAACAATGTTGCCTAATGTATCTTTTACAAACTTAATGCCACTACCAGCAAATTCTTTTGTAGTTGTGGTTGTCATAAAGAAACCACTTGTTGACGTGCCTAAGCCAAGTGATGAAGTATCAATGCCATAATTTTTTGCAATTGAATTTGCAACGCCTTTCATTGAATAAGATAAAACCTCAAGACTTCTAGCCATGCCTTTTGTGTAATCTAAATCCGCACTAGAATTTGAACTAATCGTATCAAGCGCATCAAGAATTGAATTAGACATTTCATCACTGCCTAATACTGTTCCACCTTGTGACGATTTATATTTATCTGTTTCTTTTGTAATGTAATCTGCACCTGTCATGGGTGATGCTTCAGCACTTCCACCACCGCCACCTGACATTGCACCAATAGCGACCATGAATGCAAGCATCATTGCACCGCGCGCTAATCCTGTATATGGGTCACCTTGCGAAGCATCGGCAACAGCTTTAGTTGCTGATACTCCAGCTCCAGCAGTATCTGCCGCAATACCAACTGTTGATGAAGTTACTTTTGCAGTTGTTTTTGCGGTTTCGCCAAATAAATACATGGCAACAGTTTTTCCCATGTCTGCAATTTGTTTTGACATTGACATAGCAGATTGAACCATCTCAAACGCTCTAAATACTTTAGTTGCTGCTCCTAATACTTGATAGCCAGTTGTCCCTTTTTTAAAGAAACCTTGAGCCGCTGACGCCATATCACCGTATGACTTAACCTGTAATTGTGATTGCTTTTGACTTGCTGTTGCAATGGCTTTATCGGCTTTGGCTTGATCGCCTTTACCGTCATTTAACTTTTGAATTTCAAATAATTGATTTTGTAATCCATCCGTAATGGCCGCTTGTGATTTTTCATAAGATGCAAGCGCAACACCTAAGCCACCCACTGCACCACCAACACTTCCAAACGCATCAGCAAGCCCTGTAGCGGCTTCTTTTGCTGTTTCAAGGTTAGCTGTCAATATATCCATTTGTGCGCTTGCTGCTGTGTTAGCGGCTGTCTGAGCGTCACTAATGGCTTTAATCGATGCTAACTTATCATCATTGTATTTTTGTTCAGCGTCAGACTTTGCTTTAATATCAGATTGCGTTGATGTTTCTGCTAATACTGCTTTATCTGTTTGCAATCCTGCAATTTCAGTTTTTAAGCGTAATTGCTCAGCCAATGTTAAATTATATTTTCCCGCGTTATCTAATTCTGCCTGAGCCGCTGCAATTTTAGCGTCAATGGTTTCTGTGCTTTGATTAGTTAATGAATCGCGGATTTCTTTTTCTTTAGCTAATAATAAATTGGTCGCAGATTGTGATTCATTTAATATGCGTGATTTTTCTTCGTAAGTTTTTGCTGATTCATACTCAGTAGCTGCTTTATCTGATATAGATACGCGCTCTGCTTCAAGTGCTGCAATCTTGGTTTGTTGTTGTGCCGCAAATAGTTTGCCTGCGTTTTCTGCTGACGCTACCTGTGCATTAAGCTGTTCATTAAAATAACGCTCTGCCTCTGCTAAATCTTTAGTGGCTTTTGCTGCTTCTTTTTTGGCTTCAGATGTTTTTTTAGTTTTATCTGTTGAATCTGCTGTTGCAACTGCATTTGTTTTAGCTGCTTCAGTATGTTTTTCAGTTTTGGCGGTTGCGTCAATAGTTGCTTTTGTTGCCGCAAGTTGTTCTTCTTTAAATTGTTTTAACGCAGTTAATTTTGTGCGTTCTTTTTCAGTATCAAAACCAACTGCTGTACCAATTAAGTTTGGTAAGCCATATTTTTCCATTGCCGCAATGCGTTTTTCTGCCGTTTCAATTTGTTTATCAATGGTGCTTTGATTGTCTGCTATCTTTGCAAATGTTGCGCCTGCTGCTGCCGCAACAACTGTTGCGCCCATAATTAAAGGATTGGCACGGGTTGCAACATTAAACGCTAACATAGCCGCGTTAGCCGCCCATATTGCGCCAGTTAATGCTGCAATACCACCAGCCGCACCTGCAACAATTTTTAATTCGTCTGCTACGCTTTTTAAATTATCGTATTGTTCTTTTGTGTAGTTATTAGATTCTGCAAATTTATCGCCCATGCCTTCGTAAATGGCAATAACGCCTGTTGCTTGTTGTATCACATCGGTCAATGCGCCTTTTAAGCCAGAATCGCCTAATTGCAATGCTGCTTCACTAAGTGTGCCTTTTAATGCGTCAAACGCTTTTGCTAAACCTTGATTTAATGTATCAGCCATTTTTTTAGCTGAACCGTCTGCATTCTCTAATTTTTTTGCATATTCATCTATTTTTGTAGAGTTTGCAGCTAAAATATTTCCTGCCGCTGCTGCATCGCTCCCAAATATTTTTAATGATTCTGCGCCTGTTAAATGTGCGTCTTGCAAAGTTTTCATTACTTTTGCTAAACCATAAACTTCAACATTTAATTGCTTATAAGTTACACCATGTTTTTTTAATATTTCTACGTTATCTTTTGTGTCATTACTCAATGCAACAAGCATTGTTTTTAAGTTGTTACCCGCTTCACTTCCTTTAATCTGATTATCTGCCAAAATCCCCAGCGATGCTGTCAATGTTTCAAGATTAATTCCAAAAGTTTTCGCTACTGGCGCAATGTTTTTCATTGCATCGCCAATTTGCTCAACGTTTGTACTGGAATCTGCTGCTGTTTTTGCAAAAACATCATTAATGCGCCCAAGATCGCCAAGTTGCAATCCTAAAGCTTTCATTGTACCTGTTGATATTTCAGCAGCTTTAGCTAAATCTAAACTACCGGCAGCCGCTAGTTGTAAAACTTTAGGCGTTGCCGTCAATATCTCATTTGTTTTCAAACCTGCTGACGCTAAAACACCTTGCGCCTCTGCTGCTTGCTGTGCTGAAAAAGCTGTGGTTGCGCCAAGTTCACGCGCTTGCTTTTCCATTGCTTTCATTTGTTGAGTGGTGGCATCAGTCAAAGACTTAAGCTTAATCATTTGAGTCTCAAACGATGCCATTTCACTAATTACAGTTTTAAAGCCAATGCCAAGTAACGCAGCACTAGCCGCTTTTGCCATGTTACCTAAACTAAGCAAAGCACGTTCACTGCGTCCAGTAGCTTGCTCCATTGCAGATAGATTGCGTGATGCTGTTACTGCACTGGTCGAATCAACTGCGACTTGAATAGAATAGGTATCGGTGGTCATTTTGTTTTGCTCCGTTTTGCAATTTGCTCTGCTTGAATATTTAAATAAGCACTATCGAGCCGCATGATAGCACTTACTTCTAATGGCGTTAATTCTATGTTGGTCAATCTTGACCATGCGTCAATTTCCGCGTAACTAATTGGATTTTGACCAAACCCATTGCTTGAGCGTGTTCGGCTTAATTCGCCAAACCACGCCCAGCAATGGGCGTAATTTTCTGGCATGGGCAATGATTTATAATCATCAGATATCTCATGCCCCATTGCAATAATCGCTTGAGCTTCATCGCGTAAACTGCTTCCATTGTCGTTTGTTTTGCTGAGTTCAAATTCTCGTGTGCCAAAATCGACAATGTCATTGATTAGGCTTTGGTGAAGTTTCCCAAGTTATTACTTGCCTCAAATACTTGTTCACGGATTTCGCTGTTGCGTTCCATTAACTTTGTGGCGTTCTCTGGTGAATATTCAAAGTTAGTAATTCCACGCCATCCGACAACACGAATTGCTGCTGCGTCAATGCCAAATTGTTCATCATCTTCGATTGTGCGCTCAATTTCTTTTCCGCGTTTAGCCGCCATCTTATCCTGAGTGCTGCGCTTGTTAAGCGCTTTGCGAACCCAGTCTTGTACTTTTGGTGCGTCTTTACCTAAAACCGTAATAAATATGCCCGTATCTGCGCCATCGGCTCTTAAATATTCAAACTCATAAGCGTTTTCTGATGCGCTAACTAAATCTAAATCATCAAATGATAAACCTGTTTTTTTGCTCATGTTCGTATGTTCCTGTTGATTTATAAAAAAATACCCACGCCCGCATGATTGCAAGCGTGGGTAATTGTAGCACTATTTTTAAGCGAGTGAATCTTGAACCATGATTGTTGTCGCTAAATTAGCCACAGCACTACCACCCGCTGTATTTTTAAGCGCGGTAAATGGGAATGTGCGAGTTAAACCAGACGCGCCATCAGTTACATCAGCACCGCCAATTTTAACGCGTGACATAGTAAACGATACAAAATCAGCCGTTGCAGTGCTATCTGTTGTTAATGCCACAATGATAGACACTTCGGTTTCATTGATAAAATAATCGCGGAATGTTGCGTCAGTGAAATAAGCACTAAATGTGCCTGTTGCGCCTACAACGCCTTGAAATACGTCTGGGCGTGTTAATGAACCAACAACTGCATCAGCTACTGCAATATTGCCGTTGATGTCAAAGTCAATTGAAGTAACAATAGCAACGGGTGTGCCTGCAACAAGCAACAAACCATTTACACCAGCAGTTACGCCACCAGTAGTGATCGCAGTTGGCGAAGTTAAAACTTGTGATGTGCCAGTGGTAACGTTTAAGCCGACTAATGGAAAATCAATGGTCGCCATACCATTAGCAGGGATTTTAACCTGAGCGTTGGTTTGCATAATGTCAGTATAAACCTCTGACTGTGCAACGTCTGAAAACCAATGTTCAACCGTGTAATAATCCTGTGTCTGTGAAGTTTCTGGCACATAAGTGTATTTGCCGGGAATAGCAACAGTTACACCAGTAACTGAGGTTGCATTATCTGCAAGCGCACTACCGTTTAACGTTTTAACCGTTAATGTGGTTGCTGTTACAGCAGTCACCAATAAGTTTTTATTTAAATTAGCCGCGTTAACGCTGCCTACTGTAATGCGAACCACGTTACCAATTTTAATACCACCAGTTAACGGGTTGCCTGTTTGGAATGTAATAACGCCAGTTGATGCAACAATAGTTACAGCAGCCGCTGTTAATGATGAAATCGCAACAAAGTCTTTACGCAATACAGATTGCAGAAAGTCTTTATATGTTCCAGCAGATAATTCACCGCTTAATGTACCCGTTGATTGTCTTGAACCATGACGGAAATCAGCAACTTGTTGATCTGGGCGAATTTCGTTTGACTGGAATGTTTCTTTAGTTAAGTTAATTGTACTGGTAACACGTCTTAATTCTTGACCACCAGAACCTGATGCAGGCGAACCCAAACCAGTTTGTTTTTTGTACGATACGACTTTTTTAACGCCTTGTGCAATTGTCATTTTGTAACCTCTTATGGATAAATATCTGCTGAAAAATAAATTGATACCGGAATTTTATAAAGCACCCCGTCAATCAATGCCGGTGCAATTGATGGTGTCTTGTCAATAATAACAGTTACACTGCCGTTTGTTAAACTTGTACCGCGTTTAAAATGATTAACCAGTAAATCAACGCGGGTTGCTGCTGTTTTTGCGCCTACGTTAGCCGGATAACATAACATTACCTGCATAAATCCTTTTACGCGATAATGATTGCCGCCTAATGTTGGGTTTAATGTATCTGCAATCATTAAATTAACTTGCTGATATGCTGTACCAACGACGGGCGTAAAAGGTACGTTTTCCCACGCTGTCGCAATCGTAGGCGTTAGCGCATTAAGTTTTGTTTCTAATGCGGTACGGATTTCAACTAGTGCCATTTAATGCTCCTTCAAATAATGCAACAGATACACGCACCATACCTGCCGGTGCTTGCCTACTATGAAAATCATATTCTAATGCTCCAATATATGGCACGTTATTGGTTAAGTAAACAACACTGCCTGCCCTGCGTGGAATTGTTGATTGTATTTTTTCAACTGTACTTGTACGGTCTTCACCTACAAAAGGCGATCCGATTGTGCAGTGCCAGTTTCCGCGAGCATTGCCGCCAACATAACCTTCAGGTGCTGACGCTGGATTTTTCCATTGACTAGGATTTCCAACTGGTGTCATCATAATAATATTCTTAAACACTTCACTTGTTGCAGCGCGTATTTTATTATCAACGTGACCATTAGCACGCGCCACAATTTGCGACATTGAACCTGTCATTTTCTCACCTGCATTTCATAAAGTGCGGGTAATTCACCCGACCATATATGACGAACCGCCACCACTTGATAAACTTCACTATCAACGGTTACTTTATCGGCTGGCTGTGGCGTTGGTGCACCTAATGCCGCGATCATTACCTTTCTGTCGCCTGCTTGAACTACGCCACTAATAAAATCAATTCCGTTATAGTCTTTGATAACGGCAGTGTGATTGGTTGATGTTGTTGTTCCGCCCGATAACTCACCCGTTGTTGGGTCATAAGTGCCCTCAACAATTGACGTTAATGTAATTGATTTGCCAAACTTATCCAGCAATTTATCTGCTGTGGAGCGAGCGCGAGCATCAAGTGTCATGTCTTATCCGTTAACGTCTGCTAAACTACTAAGTAACGGCAATAACGCATGAACCGTTTGGCGAAACAATTTATCTTTAATTTGCTGCTCTAGTGGAAGCTTATTAAATGGAACGATACACGGATGTGTTTTAGCTTCTGCGTCTTTTACTTCACCATAAACCCACCCTTCCTTTACTTTTTCTGCCAACCATGAGTCATGTGACGCTGAATCGCTTGCATTTGGGTTATTGCGGTGAAATTCAACACCAATAATTGCCGAATTACGTTGCCAATCTGGTGTGTTTTCAAAATCAACTTGTGTGTTATCGCCAATGCTTTCGCAGTAGGCCTTGTTTAGCTGGTGGCTTACTCGTGCAATATCTTCATGTGTAATTTGTTTCATATAAATTCCTTTATTTTAAAATTATGTTCTCACCAGCGATCTAGACATATCGTTGCCTTGTTGTTTAAAAAACACGGATAACATGGCGTCAATTTGAGCATAGCGTGTTTGCTGTGGTGAATATTTGTCATATTCTACTTCAATCACGTCCACTTTTTCACGAATAACGCCTTGCGTTAAATCCTGCATTAAAATAGCTGTGTAAGATTTCAATGCTAATTCAGCACACGCATTTTTTACAGTGGTTGGCACAATGTCAAAATCCACATATTGCGGAAAAACATTTGCCGATAATGAATCAATTAATGGAACGTATAATCGCGGCCAGTCAAGCGACTGTGTCGAGTATCTGCGATAACCCGCATATTGCAAACGATATTGCGCCACCATATAGTCTGTGGCTTTGCGTAGTAATTGCTCTTTTGTTGCATCGCTGGTAATTGCCGCCCACGCTGTGTTGCCAATGTTTGCATGGTAGGTTGTCGCGTCTGCTACTGAAACATAGCTTTCAGCGTTTGCAAGTCCAGTGCCGTCTTCAACGATTAACGCCATTTTAATCCTCCATCCATTCAATCATGCCGTAAATTCCGCTTCCAGAAACAACTGAGTTATCTGCAAAAATAATAAAACCTTCATTTTTTGCCAATATAAAACCTTCACCATTATTGCCAAACTCAATAGTTGACGCATTTCCAGTGAATTTAGAAATAACTGAGCGTTCCAAAAAATAAGGCTCTTGCGTCACGCCTGTCATATCTAAACCCGCTTGATTGCGTAAGCATAGCATTTTGCTAGGCTCGTTTTGATTATCGTACTTTGTTGCAGTTAATGTTGTACCGCTTGTTGGTGTGCCTTTAATGCGAGCAAACCCATAAACTGAATTACCATTGCCGCCCGCGTCTGCGCTATCTAGCTGAATGTGCATTTTTGTGATACGCAGTGACGTTTCATCGGTATTAACAAACGCCTGATAAACCGTACCCGCTGTGACCGTAGTTGGTTTTGTTGCTATTTTGCAAACGTAATGCTTCATAAGTCCGCCATAAATAAAGGCGGGAGAACGCGAACAGGAACGAACGCGAACCCCCTAGAAAAATTAACCGAGCAACGTAGCAACGTGGTTTGGTTTCCATACTTTTACGCCATACAAACAACGCACTTCAAGCATAGTTTTCATATAACCTTTATAAACTGCAATTTCAAATACTAAACCGCTTGTTGGGTCTTGTACTGTCATCACGTCAACAGCAGAATCACCACCGTTTGGCATTGCAGGTGGGCGCATGCCTAACTCAACGGCTGATTTATGAAACGCAACGCTTGGTGTGTAAGAGTCGCCAACTGTTAAAGCGTTAGCTGTAGCAATAACTTTTTGTGCGCCTGGTGCATTTAATGAAATAGTACCAGCAGCTGCAACGCCAGTGCCAACAACATATTTGTTAACGGTATCCGCCGCAAATGTTACAACGTCACCCGCTAATACTGTGCCTGTGCCTGTCACCAATGCAATATCAGTAACACCAACAGCAGTTGAGCCAGAAGTAACGTAAGAAGCACCACCGCCTTTTGTGTGCGTAGTAATACCAGCCGATTCTTTAATCATGATGCCTTGCAAATCAAGCAAAGTACCTTGGCGGAGTAACGCTTCATTGCCTGAAGTGTTAACTTGTTGAAGTGCTGCAAGGTTGCGCAATTTAACGCCAGCCGCTGTGTTCATAATCAATGAAATTTGATTATCAGTAGGGCAGCCGTTATCAACTAAGATTTGACGCACTTGCGCAATAGTGTCGAAGTTAGACGCGAATGGTGTAGTGCCTGCTGAACCTACAGCGCGTGATGCGCCTTTGTAAGCAGCCGAGAATAAATCTTGTTCAATTTTGTTGCATAATGCGCGGATTGCTTGGGCAATTTGATCGCCATAAATGGTTTCATAGCCTGCGCCATTGTTGACGTGTTTAATATCTTCACCAGTCCAAGGAATCTGAACCGAAGCGTAAGAATCAAGCGTCATTGTTTTGTTGTCAACGGTTTGATCTGTACCTTCAGGAATTGTCATTGAAGGCGCAAACGAAGTGTTAACGCTTGGTGTGCGAGTAAATGCCGCACGGATTGTGTCGCCTTTTGCAGCGCGGATTGTTGCATCACCATTGATGGTAGATGAAGGGATAAAACCAACTAATTCACGACCGACTACGTCTGCCGCTTTGTATATGTCACTAGCTAAATTGTTGAGCACATTACTCATGATAGTTCCTCTTTGATTTGAAGTTTTTTAGCGGCTATTGTCGCTAATCTTTTTGCAATTCGCTTTTCAACCCATTCGGGTGATTGCGCTTTACCTTTGTGAGCTATCGACATTTTTTCTTTTGTTTCAGCCGATAACACGTTTCCTAACGCTCTTTTATTTCCAATTAAACTAGCAGATACTTTTGCTTTTGTTTCATTGCTGTATTTTTTCCCTAAATTTGCTTGTCTCATTTTTTCAACATGAGACTGTGTTTTTTTTATTCCTGTATGTGCTAATCTTAGTTTTTCTTTTGTTTCATCACTATGTATTCTTCCTTTTCCGCCATCAGATATAGCTTTTTTATGCTTATCTGATAGTTTCATTCCTTTTCTGGCAAGACTAATTTTATTTTTTGTTTCGTCTGAGCGTTTTACGCCTATCGCGCTACTTGCTCTAATAGTTGCATTATAGCCTTTATAATACGAATTATAAGCGTCTATAGCTTGTTGTTCATAAAATAATAAATCTTTAGGTTTGCAAATAATAATAGGTTGAAATATAAAAGCATCTTCGCCATGCTTATTCCATGAGCGTTGAAGTTTTATTGAATGATGGGCGTTTTTAACTAAAACGTTTTTATGCTTTCGAAAACGTGTTTTAAATGATTTTGCTGAACCGATATAGCATTTACCATTAACAACATTTTGAATTTTATAAATTCCACCAATCATGAAAACTACTCCAGCTAAGTTTAGGAGTAGTTATTATATCATAATTGGATATATCTAGCGGCTGTTTTTTATAAACAATCGCTTAACTACTGCTCTGTAACTTTGCCGCCACTTTTTGCAAAACTTGCCCGCTCTGGGTGTGACATATTGTCAAACGTTGAACGGCTTACAACTTGTTGTCCAGTGCTATTACTTCCACCACTTGCGCCACCACCATTATTTTGTGGTGCTGCAATATAATGTTTGCCGTCATCACTGGTCGCCCATTCTGTGACAAACGCGCTTAAATCTTTGTCGCCTATAACTGCCTTGCGTGTGTCGCCATCAATAGCAATTTTCGCCTGTGATGATAACATAGCTTTGACCGCAGGTAAAAATGGTGTGGCAACACCAGCCTTAACTAATGCGTCTGTCAAACCATTATCTAAAAGCAATTTAGATGTAAACCCACTTTCTGAATCTAATGCGGCTTTAGTTTGCTCAAATGCTTTTTGCTGATCTTTTATTGTTTTTTGTGATGCCGTTAGATTGTTTTCTAACTCATCAATTTTGTTTTGTAGTTTATCCAATTCCGCTGGATCTATTTGCTTTCCTTTTCGTGCCTCTTTCAGCTCTGCTAAAAGTTCACCGTTTTTCTTTGCAAGTCCGCTTGTTGCTTCATCAACTGCGGCTTTAATTTGCTCTGCAATACTTAATTCTTCTGACATATAACCCTCTGGGTTGTGGTTGACGGCTCTGCCATCGTTAATAAAATCTAAATTGCGTCTTTAATAATTTCAATCGCTGTATCTTGTGGGATTTCACGGATATTTTCAACGTGTTCTGCCGCACCGATAATGTCACCGTGTGAAATATCATCAACTGCATTTGTTGCTTCATCGACTGCTTTTTTAGCACCGTCTGAAACCTTATGAACAATATTATCAAAAAATGACATGACTATTTCCTTGCAAATTAAGGTGTGCCGCTGATGAAAGGTGTAACACCAACGACACTAGAATAAACACATGGCGAGTGTTTGTCGCATTTATACAGCATAAGATAATAAACATCAATTAAAAAAAATAAACACCTTGAAAATATTTTAACTAACTAATTGATTTATAAATGTTCAGCTGTCAAGGATTACTTGACTACTGGTTTATTTTTCAATTTTCTTTAATTGTTCAAGTGTGTAAGTATGACCGCTTGCATCAACAAACCTATCTAATGGCGTTCCATCACGAAATAATTGCGCTTTTTCTTTTCCTAGCACTTCATCTTGAAACGCCTCTGGTTTTTTCTTTAGCCATGTTTGATAAGTTTCGGTTTGCGCAACTTGCCCATCCATCGATGCGCGTGTGCGACCATCAGGGTTTTTAATGCCTAACGCTTGCCATGATTTTAAAACGCTGACCATTGCCGATCTACATCTAAAATGTGCAGGAGGTCTAACGCCACTATCAAGCGGATAGACTTTACCGTCACGCGCTTGGCATATTGAAGTAGTCCGACCATCGAGTGTGCTTACCCATTGCAATCCGCTAAACAAATCATTATTGTTTTGATAAAACTCATCACGCGCTGTATTGGTGGCGTGTGCCATTGCAGTTGATACCAATGCCTGCGTTTGACGTGCGTTAAGTGAGTTAATGCCATCAGTGTATTGCAGTGCTTTCGTGCCGGTGATACGCTTAACCACGTCACTGTAAGATTGCCCTTCAACTAAGCCGATACGCACAGCGTCCTGTATGCGCGTGTAACTATCTTGATCTAATTTATCAATCCATTCTTTGATCAGTTTTCCCTGCAGCGGTTTTGATTCAATCGCAGCAAATAACGTCACAGGCGCAACCGCTACCATATCAAGCACAACAGGCGTTGAATCATCAATAGCTTTGATTTGCCATTCTTGTTCGTAAACTGCCGCGTCTTTCATGTTACTAATTAACTCTTTACCGGCTAAATCATAACCTTCATTTAAAATCGCCCGCACTGATTCCAAACGCGCGTCAATCTGTGGAATTGTCATTTGGTTATCAAGGTCGAGCGTTTTTAATTGCTTTACTAAATCCTTTTCAACAACACGCAACAAGTCCATGACCTTTTTACTTGTTGATGAATAATATCGCTGCAAATAAATTTCATGTGCAATCGTTTTATCGCGCAGTTGCGTGTTTGCTGATTCTTCCATTACATTAACCCACCAGTAGCAGGCATAACTGCAATGCGCTCCATCTCATCATCAAACGATACGTCCTGCGTGATAATGTCACCAGCGACAAGGTTATCGAATAAAGTTTGATGTGAAATAGCTCCGCTTTGCCAACTTTTAACTAAACTATCCAAGTCCTGAGCTGTCATTGAGTTTGGAATAAAATCACGGTTTAGCTCAACTTTAACATCACCAGTTACGCCCGACCAATCGCGCAAATACTCCATGACGTGCGTCAATCCAATGCTAATTGATTGTGAAATTGAAGCAAGTACGCTATTTTCACTTGAGCGGTGAATATTAGCCGTTTGCGCTGATTCTGCTGCGCGTTTTTCAGGTGCTAAGATTCGCGCTCCAAGCGTTGCCATCATTGCTTCTTTTGATCGCAATGCTTCACGCAATTCGCCTAAGCCTTGCCCTGTAAATTCAAGATAAAATGCTTTTGATTGCGGGTCTGGCAATAACCATGCCGTGCCGCTACCGATACGAAGTGACGCGCTTTTATCGTCTGAATAATAGCCTGTCACAACGGGTGTTGGTAGTCCAGTAAAGTGCAAGCCATGTTCATAATCGGCTGTGGTTCTGTAATGCGATAAATTCACATCGACAAGATCAAGCAATGGAGGTTTATCCACGCATGGTGAATTGTCACGCACGCCAAAAAACTCAAACGGTATTTTGTTTAATGCTTTGCCGTTTATTTGTGGGTAAATTTCATCCACTAAAATAAACTCACCGCGTTTGTCTTTTCTGAAAACACGTTGACGATAAATTCCACCATCGCCTAAATCAAGAACGCGCCATTGCGGTTCGCATTTAGATTCAAACTCATCAACTGCAATCTCGTTTTCTTCTTCAAGCACAACAAGCGTTACCTGTTCAACGTTGTTAATACGTCCAGTTTTCCAATTAATGATTGATTCGGCATTGTACATTGTTGCGTAAGGTCTTGCGCCTTGTGCTTGTGCTTGGGCTAATGTAACCGCATTTATAATAGGCGGAAAATCGACAAGCACGGCACAACGTCCAATGGTGATAACTTCTTCGCTAATGATTTCAGCAAATTGATGCAGTGATAACCCGCCCATTGTCACGTCTGCAATAATATTATCCATTGCTGCAGGTGCTGTGATGACTTCGGGTTTTAGGAATAGCATGCCCGTTAAGCCGTCAATCGTTCTTGCTGTAGCGTTGTAATATAACGCGCGTTGTTTGTAAGCGTAATATTCAGCGTCATTTTGACCGCTTAGGCGTGGAAGGTATTTAATACCATATTCGTGGATCTCGTCTTGCCCTTCTGCTGCGTGTTCGCATCGTTTCCACTGCTCATAATATTCGTGATACTCGCTGTGTTTTGTATCGACTGCCATTTTTAAATTCCTGTAATTGCTGCAAATGTTGGTCTATTGTGCAGTACCGGATATTTGAACGCAATAAAATATCCACTGCTATCAACCCAATCATCAATGGCTGGGTGAGCTGTAAACTTTTCTGGCTCTAATTTATCATCATAGCCTTGAGTTTCAAGCGCATTGGTTAAGTTTGGGCATTTATCTGTGTTAATAAATAACTTATGGTGTGAAAGCAATCCATTATACGCGTTAATTCTATCCCGTACTGCTGGATTAGCTGGATTATATTGCAGTTGATAACCTGCTTGTCTAATCATGCCAATATCAGATTGGCTTGAATTTGTTTTTCCTGCTTTGCCGCTTGCGTCAGGATAAACGATTATTTTTCTATCACCATAACGCGTTAAATTATTAATAAAGTCTTGCGTATCATGCGAAACAAATTCGTCAACAGCGATAGGAATATTATTATCAATGACAAAAGTAACAGCACAACAACCACCAATATTGAAATCAATTGAAACATGAATGAATGTATCGCGTTCATTTAGTTCTCGCTGTGTGTGGTGTCGCTTACGATCAAAGAAATGATAAACCTTGTTTTTATTTAGTGATACAAAATCACCAAGCAAATAAAGTTCGGCTAATATTGGGTCGTAGTTTGCTAAAATCTGCTCTGCATAATCTTTAGGTAAAAAAGGGTTGCTATAGGTGCTTGCCTTGTATAAAACATAGCCTTTTTGCTGTAGCTTTACCCATTTATGATAAACAAACCCATTGATTCCATTATCAGGTGTTGTCACCACGCCAATAGTATTTTTACCGTCAAACTTTTGCCGTGTTCTTTCTGTAATTTTTCGCCATACTAAAGCCGCTTTATCCATTGGCAATGTATCAATTTCATCAACGATTGAGTGAGCTACTTCAAAAGATACAATTTTAGACGGGTTATCATAACTGCGAAAAATAATAAAACCATAGCCAGCGACGTCAATTTTAAATTCTGATTTATTGACATGGAATTTTAAACCCATCATTGCTAAATCTTCTTCAACTCCGGGCATTGCTCTTAACCGTAATAAATCATAAGTTGGTAAAAATATACCAACGTTTACGCCTTTATTTTGAAGAAGTAATAACACCGCCCGCATTGTTCCTGCTCGTGTTTTTCCGCTACCCAATCCACCAACAATAGCTGGATAAGGTTCTTCAGAAAACACAAATTGTCTCTGCGGTAGCGTTAAAGGTATATCTGGCATTAAAGCTCCATTTCTTCGGCTTTAATAATGTGAATTTTTATAGGCGTTGTATCTTGCAGATTAGTGTTAACCGTCATCGGCAACACTTTACCAACCAACGTTAAAAATGCCGTTGGGTTTTCATCAGCTTGCCTTGCTAAATAAGCCTGCCCTCCAACTTCATCTAACGCCCCTAGAATCATCTCTTTTAATTCTTTGGTAACTTTGTTAGGTACGCCTTTAACACGTCCTACGCCCCTATTTCCTGCCTTTTTTTCCATATTTCCCCCTACTGTGCGGAAACCCTATAAGGTATTTTAGCTTTTAAGCACATTCTAACCATTGCCAATATTGTCGGTTTTAACTCAACTGGTTCATTGGCAAATTTTAAACGATTTAAAACAGCGTTTTCGCCTTTTGTTACCGCATATAAATTTTCAATATTAAAATTTTGTTTGTCGTTATCATAAAACCTGACAATCGTTTCACCTGTTATTTCGCCATAATGCTGTGCATAAATCAATCGATGCTTTAATTTCCAACAATGGTGTTTGTTGCCACCTTCAGAAACTTTAACATAAATATAACCATCTCTATCTATTCTTTCATCGCCAATTTGTCTAGTTCTATAACCAGTATGACCTTTTTTAAATCTGCTTTCCGATTCCCCATTGACGCCTTTTAATCCTTTATTCCAAGGCGTAAACCCTTTTTCAAACTGCCCGCTGTTCATTTTAAAATAGCAGGTAGCTCTTTGCGTTCTGGGATGTCATTGATGCGTGTTTGTGCATCAAGGACTAAACGTGCATTATCCACGATTGTACGCGCAATAATCGTCAAACTTTTTGAGCGTTCTGCTTCAAAAGCAAGTTGTTCAACGCTTAATGATTCTTCGCTCAATCTTTCCATTTGAGCAAATAAATGATTGTTTAAATCTGTCAGTGTATTTTTCATTCTTGTTCCTGTTTAAGTTAACCATCAAGTAATTAAACCATAACACACCGAAGAAGCGTTGCAAGAAACACGATGCGATAACTGCTCCCGTCTTTTTTTCGTGCGAGAGGACACGCGTTAGGGTTTAATTCTTCATGGTTAAAAAACCACCACGCCATAAACTGCAATGAGTGGTGGCCGTGTTTTGGTTGATAATAATCTCAGTATTCGTTGGCGTACTTTCAGCCAATCCCAAGTCTCCTATTTCTGAGCGTCGTGCCATTACCGGTGCGCTATGCGCGTACTATCAAGTCATAGCATCTAAGCCTGCCTTGGCACTTATAACACATAAGCTCAAACGCTATGCTTGATAGTGCTTGTCTTTCCAAGCTGTCACCAACCAACCCAGTTATTGATAAATCGCCATAAAGTGATTTCTGAGTTGGTTGGTTAAAAAGATTATATTCTAAAAAGTAAAAAAATGTAAATAATAATTTACCATTGTTTTTTTAAAAGGTAACAGTTGCAAATTTTATCTGTTACCTTCCTAAAACCTATGCAGTTATTGGGCTTAAGTGTGTTTTTATATCAAAAAGGTAACAGATAAAAATTTAATTTACCTCTCCAACATTTTTATAATAAATTTATAATTTATAATTTATTCTATAGACTTATTATTATCTGTTACCTGTTACCTTTGGTCTAATAAACATATATAAATAGCGGACTGCAATAGGTAACAGATAGATTTTTATCTGTTACCTTTTAGGCTTTATCTGTTACCTTTTTAAAAATCATCATCAACTGCAAGCGTTTCATTGAGCAACTGCCTGCAACGTTCCGCATCTAAATCACGCGATCTTTTTACCCAAACTCGATGCGGTTTACCTTGCCACTTTACCTGCTTATCAAATTTCATATATCCTAAACCTTCTAAAATACGTCTAATGGTCTTGGTGTTTAACTCTGGAAATTCATAGTCACTAAAACTATTTGCTCCCATTGCACTGGTAAGCGCAGAGCTGGAAATAATACTATCGCTATACCCAACACCGCCTTTTTGTATAAACGTATTTAAATCGCAAATCTCTGCGCCTTTTTCAGCACTAATCATTGATAGTTTTTCTGCTGTCAATGGCGCGTGTCCATAAGGCTTAAAATCCTCACTGATTTTAAAATCAAGAAAAAAGCGTCTAATTGAACCGCCATGATATGTAATAGCGTTTTTTAATTTATCAAAATACTCATATATGTCGCCAACATCGCGTTCCATATCTTGACGATTTAAGTAAGGCGCAAAAATAACCCACCATCTTCTATCGTGGTCATTAAGAGGCAAAGCGTCACGGTGATTTGTAAAAGCAATGTAATTAGTTACGTTCACAATAGAATAGTTATCCCTATTCATACGTCTAATGTCTATTGTGGCGTTGGTTATCATCGGCTTTATGGTATCTAGTACATCAAAACGATTATGTCCAGCCACGCGCAATTCTTCAAGAACAACAACGCAACTCCCCTCTGCCCAGCCGGTAAACTTGTCCTGAAGTGCTGTAGGTGGCAGCGGTTTTACGTTACGCCCACCAAGGCAACACGCGATAACCTCAGCAATGGTGCTTTTTCCATCCCCCTCAAAACCTTGAATCAAAGGTGCAAAATTAATTTTTTTGCCAATGTTTTGAGTGTTGTACGCAATAAAATCAAGCAAAAAACGCGTTTCTTTTTCACGTTTTCCGCAAATATTTCTAATATGCTTAATAACTAAATCAACAGCTAATTTTCCGTCATCGCTTATTTTATATTCTGCTTGTGGTAAACTATCAACCGAAAAAGCGTTAACGCATTCAAGACCTTCATGTGGAAAAAACTGCAAATTTTGAGGCATATAAATTGCTCGGCTAAAGCACTTTATAAAATTATTGTTTAACGCAAAATTTGCAGCCCCTCTGCTTGCTCCTTCATCTTCGCCATTATCTAAAATTTCCCTTGTGTAATTAGCATCAAACGATTGCTTACTAATTTCTTCTTTTGTGTATAAATGATAAAACTTATCACGATCATTAAGCCAAACCCATGGCAAACAAAAAGCAGGGGTTTCTGGTGATAATTGACGCAACTTTGTTGGTGTTAGTAGTTTTCTTGCAATGCCAACAGATATAATTACATTACCTAAAATTTTAAAACGATTGCGCCATTCACCAATAATGGTTTCACGCCCAATAGCAGATAAATTTAAATCACTTCGTATAGTATCAGCAACAACACCTTCCATATCCGTTACATTTGAACAGCTTGAAATTAATTGTGAAAGCGTTTGTGATGACTGAATACTGAGCGCGGTGGCATTGCGTTTTCTTACCTTATTTGCTTCATAACGCAGAGATGCAACAGTTAATTTTTTTTCACTAGTATCGCGCAAACCGTCCCAAACTTTTACCGTGCAAGCGTCTGGATGCTCAGGACAAGCTGACCATTCTCGCCACAAAACATAGCCTTTATCATAATCCCAACGCTTTAACATAAAGCCAACATGAACCCAGTCATCATGTTGGGTTTTATCCCACTTTTCTTGTATAACTAAATCAGCTCTTATGCCTTCGATTTCATCTTCTATTTGAAATTCTTTAAAATCATCTTCTTCATCGTCAATAACACCAACAACTACTGGCAATACTTTCTGCACGTTGTCAGGCGTAAACCCATCAAACGTCACATCATGCGCCCCGAATTTCTCAAGCATCGGCTTAAGTGATACAAGCCACGCACGAACCTGCTTAACATTAACGCTTGGCAATTCATCAACTTTGGTGTTGATTGGCTCGTCACCTGCGTTTAAATCCCATACATAAGGCTTTTTAGTATCTGGGTGTGTGCCATACGCAATAAACTGTTGACCGTTTGCAAGAATCTCAATAGCTGGGTTTTCCAGTCCATCAAACTTAAATTTTATTTTGTGCTTAGTCATTGCTTCATTAATTCTAATCAGCATCAAGCATTTAGGCTTATTGCCAAACCGAACAGGCGCAAAGCCAAAAGCCGATTGCGCACTAGCCAGAACGCTTTTAGCCATGTCCTCGTTTAATATATCAATATCAATAGCGATTAAACGATCACCCAGCACGATACCGACATTTTTATCAGCCGCATATTTCTTCCAAGACGGGTCATTTTCTCGATGTTGCCAACCGTTGCCAAGTGGTCGCTTACCATTTGCTGGCGTAATGGTGTAACCGTTTTTATCTAAATCATCATAAACGCTACTTAACATTTTTTAATCCTTTTTTAATTTTGTTATAGGTAAATAGCGTCACGTTGTCGGTTTTGCCGTTCTTGATGTTGTAGATGGTCATAAAACTGACATGACATAGCGCAGCTATCTTGCGCAATGCTATCCCGTCATGCTGTTTGAGTAAGTCTTGAAGCTCATTTATAAAATCTTGCATTTTTTCTTTACCTTTTGTTGTTTATGTTGTAAATTATATTTTACATTATAACAAACTTTTTTAAAAGCAACGGAGTTATTTTATGAACAAAGAAGAATTATCAATCAGAACCGCGTCAATATTGCGCTTGCAGCTTGAGTATGACCAACTAATCATTAAAGCAGAGTTTCTGCAAACGCTGATTATTAAAGAGCGTTTTGCGCTTGAATCAATTAACAATCCGACTATTGAGGAGCATTTGGGCGTTGATGTTGTGGCGGTGGATAATACGCCACCACAGCCGCAAACGCAAAAACGTAAACAGGTAGCAGTTGAAAGTGAAGAAACGCTAGAAGGCGTAAAAGATTGCCTGAAGCAACTGAGCATTAAAACAAACAGCCGTAAAATATCACTGGAAATATTGCGCAAGTTTAACGTCGAAAAAACGGTTGATTTAGATCCGCGTGATTATGGCAGAGTTTGCAGGATGGCAGTTGAAGCTTTAAACGAAATGTTAAAGGCTAAAAAAAATGACAACTAAACACGCAAAATTAGGCGCATCATCGAGTGAACGCTGGATTAACTGCCCAGCGTCAGTTCGTATGTGTGAGAACCTGCCAAACACGTCCTCTACATTTGCTGCTGAAGGAACAGCTGCGCATGAGCTTTCCGAAAAATGCTTAATGACAGCTAAACCCGCAGCGCATTATTTTGGATTAAAATTTAATGGTTTTGTCGTAACAGATGACATGGCTATGCACGTTCAAAAATACGTTGATTATGTTAACGCTGTTGGTGGCGTGTTGCTATTTGAGCAACGTGTGGACTTTAGCCGTTGGGTGCATGAAGGATTTGGAACGGCTGACGCAATTGTTATTGATGAAAGCAATAAAACCATTCATGTTATTGATTTGAAATATGGCAAAGGCGTTGCTGTGTATGCGCGGCATAACACACAGGCGCAACTTTACGCGCTGGGTGCGTATGATTTATTTGCCCATATTTATGATGTTGAGTACATAAAAATGCACATTCACCAGCCACGCATTGATAACGTAACGAGCTGGGAAATTACAGTTGATGAATTGCTTGCGTTTGGAGATGAAGTAAAACTACGAGCTGAAGCAACACTTGATGTTAATGCGCCATTTAATCCAACTGAAAAAGGCTGTATGTGGTGCGCAGCTAAACCCACTTGCGCAGCATTAGCACAAAAAACGTTTGAGGTTGTCACGTCTGATTTTGAAATAACAAATGAACCGCAATTACTTGCGGTTGAGAGTTTAACGCCTGAGCAGATTGCGCAAATACTCCCTAATTTGCCATTGATTGAATCATGGATTAAGAGCGTAAAAGAACACGCTTATGATTTGGCTAATGCAGATCAGCTCAAAGGCTATAAACTGGTAGCTGGCAGAAACTCACGCAAGTGGAACGCTGACGATGATGCAATTAAAAGCGCATTAACTGCTATGAATATCAACCCAATTAAAAGCGAATTAATTAGTGTTGCGCAGGCTGAAAAACTAATCAGCAAAGAAGATAAGCCAATGTTTTCAAACCTTTACGCAACACTATCAGGAAGTCCAACACTTGCAACTATTGACGATAAACGCCCAGAATTAAAAAATGTGCTTGACGATTTTGATTAATGTAAATTATAATTTACACGCCTTAACAGTAAGGCAATAAATTCTTAAATTTCTAAATTAATAAAAGGAAAAATATCATGGCTGCAATTATGTTAAAAAACGTTCGTCTTTCTTTTGCTTCACTATTTGAATATGAAGAATACAACCAAGAAAGCACCGGCAAATATGCCGCAACGTTTCTCCTCGATAAATCTCAACACGCTGACACCATCAAATTGATTGAAAAAACAATTGCTGATTTTGCCGTTGAAAAGTTTGGCGCAGGTAAAGTGCCTAAACTTTACAAACAGCCGTTAATGGACGGTGATATGCAAGATTATGACGGTTATGCAGGGTGTATGAGCATCAAAGGGTCAACAAAAAAACGCCCTATTGTTATTGACCAACAAAAGGTCACACTCACCAAAGAAGATGAACGCATTTTTAGCGGTGATTATGTCAATGCTAAAATTGACTTTTGGTTTCAAGATAACTCATATGGCAAACGCATTAACTGTAATTTGATCGCAGTGCAGTTATTTAAACAAGGTGAACGGTTTGGCGGTGGTGATGCGTCGGTTGATGACTTTGATTCTTATGATGAAAATGACGATGATTTTTAATTGATGTTTATTTGATGGTTATTTGATTTTAACCAACTGTCAAGTAATCCTTGATAGTTGGTTTTTTTATAAAAAAACTTATAG